GTTTAAAAATATTAAGTCTCTATACACCTTTATACATATGGCACACAATGAAAAGTTAGATGTTACTTGGATTGATTGTCGGGATAGCGCTACTGGAGAGTATAGATCATTTTATGTAGACCGTCTAAAAACTGTAGTTAGGGCTAAGAAGAGCAGAAGGAAGAAGCAACTTGTCAGAGATTGAACTAACTAGTTCATTTGATCAAATGAATCTGGTAGTAGAAGAATTACTCAAGGGTAAGAATCCAACGGACATATCTAAGTTCCTTGGAATTAAAAGATCACAAGTTTTAGAGCATATCGATACCTGGCGTGAACTGGTATCTGGAGATAGTAGAATTAGAGAGCGAGCCAAGGAAGCCTTGGCTGGTGCTGATCAGCATTACTCTATGATAATTCAGCGTGCATGGGAGACTGTAGACCAGGCAGATGCAAATCAACAGTACAACACAAAGGCCAGCGCTCTAAAAATGATCGCTGATGTTGAGCAAAAAAGAATTGACATGCTCCAGAAGGCGGGTCTTCTAGAGAATAATGAAATGTCTGCCCAACTTCTAGAGACAGAGCGTAAGCAAGAAATCCTCATGAGTATTCTAAAGGAAGTAACTTCCGAATGTAATCATTGCAAGATGGAGGTCGCTAAAAGATTATCAGAGGTCACGGGTAAGGTAGAACCAATTGATTGATTTTAGTGACTTTATAGAAGCACTTGACGATGACAAGTTTGAGGAAACTCCAGCCACGATAGAGGAGTTTGTTACTGACAAGAAGTACCTAGACTTACCTCCTCTTTCAGAATATCAATACAAAGCCATTAAGTCTATGACGCAAATTTATGATAAAGACACCCTAAATAAATGGCTTGGAGAAGAAGAAGGAATAAAAAGATGGAACCAGACATGTAAGGAAGTGATTCTTCAGATAGGGAAGGGCGGGGGGAAGGACTTTATCTCTACTATCGGGTGTGCCTATGTTGTCCACCTCTTATTGTGCCTTAATGATCCAGCAAAGTATTATGGCAAACCGCCAGGAGATTCAATTGACATTATTAACATTGCTATCAATGCTGTCCAGGCAAACAGAGTGTTCTTTAAAGGATTCAAGCGCATTATTGAAAAGTCAGCCTGGTTCCAGGGAAGATATATACCCAAGGCTAACAGTATTGAATTTGACAAAGAAATAACTGTTCACTCAGGACATTCAGAAGCAGAGTCGTGGGAGGGCTACAATGTCCTGCTTGCCATCCTTGACGAAATATCAGGCTTTGAACTAGAGAATACCACAGGAAGGCAGAGCCCAAAAACCTCTGCGGCTATCTATAAGATGTATAGAGCATCTGTCAACTCTCGCTTTCCAGACTTTGGGAAAGTTATCATGCTTTCCTTCCCAAGATTTAAGAATGACTTTATTCAACAAAAATACAATGACGCAGTAGCAGAGAAAGAAACTATAGTTAAGTCTCATAGTTTTAAAATTGATCCAGATCTACCAGATGGACACGACGGTAATGAATTTACTATTGAGTGGGAAGAGGATCATATTATTTCCTATTCCCTTCCACACATATTTGCCTTGAAAAGACCCACCTGGGAATTTAATCCAACTAGAAAGATTCAAGACTTTACCATTGCTTTCTATGATGACCCATTAGATTCTCTTATGCGTTTTGCATGTATGCCACCAGAAGCAACAGATGCATTCTTTAAGTCACGCGAGAAGATCGAAAGGGCTTTTAGTAATCCTAAGTTTGCAGTAGATAATGGTGGAAGATTCTCAGAATGGTTTAAACCAGAGGAAGGACGCCAGTATTTTGTTCATGTTGACTTAGCCCAAAAGCATGATAATTGTGCTGTGGCTATGGCTCATATTGAAGGCTGGGTGCAGATGAAGATTGCTGGCACAATGACAGAAGCGGCCCCCAGGGTAATCGTAGACGCCGTAAGATATTGGCAACCAACATCTACCAATAGCGTAGATTTATCTGAAGTAAAAGATTACATTATTGAATTGCGCGAGCGCGGATTTAGTCTAGGAGTAGTCACGTTCGACAGATGGAATTCTCATGACATGATGCAGCAGTTAAAACATTATGGTATTAATACTGAATTATTATCTGTCGCAAAGAAGCATTATGAAGATATGGCCCTACTTATTACAGAAGAAAGAGTTTATGGGCCAGAACTTAAATTATTGATAGATGAATTATTGCAATTAAGGATACGCGGTGATAAAGTTGACCACCCTAGAAAGGGAAGCAAGGACTTGGCTGATGCCGTATGTGGCGCGGTTTATAATGCGATTGCTCGCTCTAGAAGAGATTCGCTACAAGAAATCGAAATCTATTCGTACGATATGCTTGAACAAGATAGCGAAGAAGAGTTAAAATTAAGGATGGGTAGGAAACAAAATAGCGAACTTATCATCCCACCCGCTCTACAAAATGCTATTGACAGCATGGAAATAATTTAATATAGTAGTTGTTACGGGGCGGTGGCCAAGTTGGTGAAGGCGTCACTCTTATAAGGTGAAGATCGTGAGTTCAAGTCTCACCCGCCCTACGGTTGCAGATGGCAATATCTTAGGATGGTGTAGTTACATACAAATATCCCGTTATAGCGAGTCTGTGCGAGTTGAAAGCGTTGAATTCGTTTCTAGCGTCTTTCGTGCGTAAGAGGGTTCCTAGCCGTCTGCAACTTGCGGGATGTGGCGCAGTTTGGTAGCGCACCTGTTTTGGGAACAGGGGGCCGAAGGTTCAAATCCTTTCATCCCGACATGGAAACATTAATTGTAGTAGGATCAATACTTCTAGCGATAGAAGTAGTCATGTTCGTTATTTTAATGCTTTATGTAAAAAGAATAACAACAGTTCTTTCGGAACATAATGATTCTAATATAAAGCAATCTGAAGTAGAAGATAGAATAACTATTTACCAAGAAAAAGTAATTGAATTAGAAGATATAAATAAAAAATTAGAGTTAGAGAATAAACTACTTCAGGAAAAGATAAGTAAAATAAATAAACAAATGAAACAAATTAGCGATCATTTTAAACCAAACTGATATAATTAATATATGGAGGACTCCATGGAAACTGAAGTTCAGGAAGAAGTAAGAGTTCTTACCAGAAGCGATAGGTGTGATGCACCTAAATGTCCCGCTCAGGCGTGGGTTATCGCTAAGTTTGTAACTGGCGAGTTGTATTTCTGTGGGCACCACTTTGACAAGTACGAGGTTAGCATCATTCGTGATGCATACGATATTGTAGATGAAAGAGAATTTATCAATGCTAAATCAGAATCTTCTGCTTAGTAAAAGGGATAAAATAAAACTTGTTAGAGAGCGTGATGGATTTACATGCGCCATCTGCCTAAAAGATTTTAAGGCAAATTCTGACGTAACATTAGATCATTGGATTCCCCGTTCAGCGGGAGGATCAGAAGATGTATCTAATTTAAGACTTGCTCATAAAAAATGTAACGCATGGAAAAGTGATAGGATACCTAATGAAGATGGATCGATTCCTCCGCGCCCTCCAAGGGCTAATTATCAAGATCGAAGGCGGAGAAAGCAGGAGATATTAGAAAGTTTTTGTACGGATTGCTATGACGGTAGACTTTTATTACAGGAAGAAACATGTCCGTACTGTGGATCTTTAGCGGGTCCAGAAGATTGGCCCCATTGGGCAAAGAAGCCAGCAAATAAGTGTGATCATACCCCGCCAGAATGGTGTTGGGCGTGTTCTATAGGAATAGTTGACCGAAAACCAGTATTTCTGGTACTATTAGAAGGTAAGTAGATATTCCCTGATGGTGTAATGGTAGCACAAATGACTTTGGATCATTTAGTTTTAGTTCGAATCTAGATCGGGGAGCGGGAGGTTAAAATGCCTTGGAAAGTACAAAGAAACTTTGGCGATTGCAATGGATATGCAGTAGTCAAAGAAGGAACAAATGAAATTGAGGGTTGCCATGCAACTCGCGCAGAAGCAGTAGCACAGCAACGTGCGCTATATGCATCTGAATCTAAGAAAAATGTATCAGAGAATCCCGCTTCAATTTGGGACGGGACATTTATTGAAAAGGGATACAATTGACACGCGATAAGGTAATTGAAAAACTTAAGGCAAAGAAGATGAAAAACTCAGCATCTTCTACTGAGATTAGTTCTTTTATTGCAGGATGGAATCAGGCAATTAAAGAGGCGATTGATCTTTTAGAAAAAGATTAATCTCCCGCGAGTGTGGTGTAGAGGTAACACATCTGCCTTCCAAGCAGTTATCGCCAGTTCGATTCTGGTCACTCGCTCCTATGAAATTTTTATTTGATGGAGAAGTGGCATATAAATCTATATATGAGACTTATACACAGTATGTAATATTTAAGCCAGAAAATAATGACGAAGATTTTTTATATGGCCCAGGAATAGAAGTAACAATAAATCACCCAACTTCATCATATATTTATGCAAATGATTATAAAGTCGGGGATTATGGGTGGGATAAATTATTTAATTCCGCACAATTTAATAATGGATACGGCAAGTGCAATGGTGTTGGGGTAGAAAACAATCAATTAATATTATTTAATCTATTCCAGAATTATTCTGTATGGAGAAATGTACATACACAAAATGATTATCGAAGGTATGTAGCGTGTATGATTGGAATTACATACCTAGACATGATATATAGATTTGGTTCTAAAACTGTTGTAGACTCGTCTTTATCTAGTGCAGTAATGCCACTTATAAATAGATTTCATAAAACTGGTCTAGGTCCCGCGCCAGAAAGAATAAAACAAAACACCAGAGATAAAGAATTTGATTATAGTAAATATTTAGTTAAAGTAGATCCAAAAATTGCTGTACAGATACCAGATAATTTCCTACACTTTGGTCATAATGGTGTTAAGTATGAAATTTCTAGGCTGAATAAAGATTCAGTAGATTTAGAATCTCCTAGATGGTGGCGTCAGTCAGATAGAAGACCACTTGACCTATTAGATATTATATGTAATAATCAATTATCATTGTTTTAAATGACAGGTGCCTGTGGCGCAACGGACAGCGCAAATGGTTTCTACCCATTAGGTTGGGGGTTCGAATCCCTCCAGGCACACAATGAAAAAGATATGTCACAATTGTAAAACTGAAAAAGATTTAGAGCAGTTTTTACTAGTTCCTGGTCAAAGGGTGGGGACTAGAGGAGTATGCTCTGATTGCCTTAGAGCCAGATAGTCCCCAAGGTGGGGAAGCGGTCTGTAAAACCGTCGCCTCAGGCATGGTTGGTTCGATTCCAACATCTGGCACTTATGGCGTGTGGCGCAATGGCAGCGCAATCGGCTGTTAACCGATCGGTTGAAGGTTCGAATCCTTCCACGCCAGCCAAAATAATACATTAGGAGTCAGTATAAATGAATATGCATATTTCATATCCAGATTTAAATATTAAGAATTATCCCGATTCAAGTTCTTCATGCAATCAGGAGAGTTTTGTTTTAAATGTATTGAAAGAAAAAACTAATGGATTCTTTTTAGAAATAGGATCTGGTCACCCAGAAATATCTAACAATACTAATCTTTTAGAAAATAAATTTAATTGGCGGGGACTAGCGCTAGATACTGATGAGAATTTAGTAAATTTATATAACCAAAAAAGGAAGTCAACCTGTTTAAAACAGAACGCATTAAATTTTAATTACACAGACTATTTTGTTAATAATGATTTCCCTAAGCAGATTGATTATCTACAAATAGATGTTGATGATACTCCAAGAAACGCCAACCTACTTGCACTAATACAATTACCATTGCAGGATTATAGGTTTAGTGTAATAACTATTGAGCATGACTTTGTTAGAGATTATACATTAGAAAAAATGAGAGATGTTCAGAGATTTATACTAAGTTCTTTAGATTACGAACTAGTAATAAATGGAGACTCAGAAGATTTTTGGGTGGATAAAAGAAACGTCCCTCAGGAAAATTACTGGTGTCTATATTCTATAGGATCTTTTCACCCAGGATATTCCAGGTAACACAACCGCACGGTGATATAATAATAATATGGAACTATACGATGAATTAACAGAAGAAGAAAAAGCCTATCACGATGCAATGGTTTCAATTGCTGAGAGATTTGGCCCATTTGATCAAGGAACATCAAGTATCTGGGTAGGATACGAAGGCCCAGGAGAAAACGAAGATGCACAAATTGGAGTTAAATGCTCTAATTGTTCTCTACACATTGAGAGAGAAGATGGGCAATTAGGTTGTGCTATTCTTTCTTATCTAGTTCATCCAGAAGGAAAGTGCCGACTTGCAGCCATCCCAGACGGTTATGTAAACGCATCTATGTATGATGAAGATGATGATATGATGGGTAAGTTCTGGGGAGGATCATTTCTTAAATGAATAATGTAATAACTACCGAAACTATTAAACAAGGTGGCGGAGGAATTACTAATCCAGAACATAAAGATGGCAAAATAAATATTGGTAAGTCTCCACTTAAAGTCCGTCGTGGCAAGAAGTAATGTTTACATTTTATTGTCTCGTTAAGCACAATGGTAACTACTACCTCAGACCTTACGTTACTTTGTATAATAATATGATTGAAATAGTAAATTATCCAAAATCGTTGACCATATCGTAATATTCCCGTATAATAGAATTCATGTTGCCGCCACAAGGAGGTCAATATGACGACAATAAACCGAT